CAATCGCAATAACAAAAGCCACTCGATCGTTAGGCATATTAAAAAAATTTACAGCCGCTGCACCTTTAATTGCGTTTTCTTCATCTACTGCTACTACCAACAGCCAATCACCGCGTGCAAGCATTCCTTTAGCCTGCTCAACCGTGTAATCATCTTCGCCCCACTTTAACGCTTCTGCCAAAAACCCTTCAACCAAAGGCCATGTTTGATGAAAGTAAGCCACGCCAACAGGTTGAATAGTTAAATTCATTACGCTTGATGACCATATGTAAGCGAATAGTTAATATCATTTTGTTGTTGTTGCTGCGCTTCTAAATCAGCAATTTTTTGCCGTGCGGCATCCAAATCTGTTTTATACACGCTTGGTTTTACACGGCTTAAATTCTGTTGTACTTGTTGAATATTAGGGCGATAGCTTAAAGCAGGGTTTCTATAAACAGGCATTTGCATAGGCATACGCATTTGTGGCCTATTAAACATAGAATAAAGCTGCTGAAGCCCCTGTAGTTGTGGATTAAACATGGGCTGTTGCTGCCGCATCATCATTTGCTGAACAAACGGTGAAATCTGTGTAGGTTGTTGTACTAAATCAGAAGGGGGACCCATGCCCGGTCCACCAGTTCTTGGCTCAGTAGCCATAGGTAGTCCTTGTCCTGAACCTTGTTGTTGAGTTGCTGCCGCAGTTACTCCACCCATTACGCCATCCTCGGAATAAATTTATCTGTCTTTACAGCAGGCGCTTGTTTCTTTTTGCCTGTTCTTGCCTGACGAACCTTGTCCATCATGGCGTAAAGTTTTCTAGCACCAGCATCGGTAGAGCCATTACCTAAGTGACTTACTACATCCGCCGGTACCACGAACTCTCCATCAGCCAAACGAGCAGGTTGTTTTCCACCAATAACGCCAGGTATAGAGTCAGACATACCATCGCCAGGGCCTTTAAGCATCCTGCCACCATCTGAGTACCCTCCCAAGTCTGCGATACCACCGCGTGCCATACCAGCGGCACTAATTAATGGGTTTGACCGCTGATAAGCTGGTTCGCTCTCAATAATTTCCATGCTAGCTGGGCGTTGCGTGGGGGTAGCGTATTGGGTTTTATCAATCATGCCTTGGGGGTATAGCCCACCTTGAGGGTTTATAGCCGTATTTACAGAAGACATACGCTCTACAGGGCCACCACCATTAGCTAGGGCAACAATGCCGCCAGAAGCAGCATAAACGGGGTACTGAGCACGATAGTATGGATTAGGTTGTACTGGCGCTTGCGCACGGAAATTTGGCGATATACGCTTTAAACGGCTTTCTTCTTCGGCATTGGTAGAAAGCTGTCCGGGCGGGGCGTTTAATGCGGCTAAACCTAAAGCGCCCGCAGTTGTGTATCCTGCCTTTTCCCAATCACTTTGCTTGTTCCACCAATCCCCAATACCCCCTTTGCTTGTCTGTGCTGTTTGAGCGCTGCTTTCTAATAAACGTTTATTTTCAGGAATTGCTTTGGTATAAATGTCGCCCGTTTCGGGATTTACGGCTTGATTTGGTCCTGGCGTTCCAGGGGGAGTAGTTACCAAAGCGTTAGGATTATAGGGAACGTTTGCAGCAACGTCTGCTGGAATACTAACAGGTTGGACAGGGGCGGCAGCGGTTGCTTTTGACGCTTCTGCTAGTAGAGCATTAGGCTCTGAAACAAGTTGTGAAGTAGTTACGTCACCACCGGGGGCAGCACCACCAAAACCACTAATACCGCCCATTAGCGCGCCACCAAGACCACCAGTTAAAGCGCCGCGACCAAAGTCACCGCCCTGAATAGCAGAACTAGCACCGCCAATTAAAGCGCCTGAACCTGCGCCAGCGAGTATGGATGCAGTAGTCGGCCCCATACCCGCACTCATTAAAGCTGGAGCCGCTGCACCGGCTGTAAAGTACGTAGCAGCAGCCGCTGCCACAACTGGGAGAATATCTTCTAAAAAGCCAGCTTCGGGTAAACCCGTATTTGGATTAGTGGATAAAGCACCGCCTTTAAATTTTGCTAGTGCTTGCAACCCTTGAACTTCGCGTGGGGACATGTGCACGAGCATTTTGTCGCGACCACGACCTTTTTGTGCAATATGTTGTGCGGCAGCGTGCAAACTCATAAATGCCTCATGGGGTTATTTGGTGTCAAGTTTATCATTCTTATACGCTTGTTGGAAGTCTAGATACAAAGGTTATTGAGCCAATAACTGACGGAATAGCCGGTCTTGCATACGGTACTGTTTGGGCTGGGTCGTGAAGTATATAAACACCTAACCCACCACCACTTGTAGCTGCCTGATTAGTTGCCCACCACAATTCAACTTCATCGCCTACATTGACGCTAAACGTTACTTCTGAATAAGCGACTACATAACTAGGGACACCCGCACTTTTACGGGCAACAACACTAAAAGTAGTGGCAGAATTTGGCACATCCACAAGTCCAGAGCCTGTATCTACTTTTAACCAAAAAATAGCGTCGTGAACAGCGTTATCGGTATTAGCTAATTGAGCACTGTAAGTGATTTTATACACACCAGACACATTAGCTATGGCAGTGCCAGGGGCAGTTAGCGTCCAACCAGAACCAGAATCTAAAGTATTCCAAGCAATCACGGTTGGGGTATCATTACCGCCCGCATATTGATCGGTTGAGTCTGATGCGCAGATATGAGGAAAACTTAAATACGCCCCGTTATTGGCATCGGATAGCGCAAAGGCAAAGTTATCAATCTGGTTAAAGTAAAGACGCAAAGCATTGTTTAGCTGGTCAATGTAGCGTTGCGAATAATCTACCGGCGCAATCAGTAGGTTGGGCGCCTTGGGTGGGCGCAGTGGTATGGAGCGATCAATGGTCATCTGCGTCCGTCATTCCTAATATCTATACGAGGAGTACCTAGCTGCCACGACACACCTAAATTGGTCGAGGTAATCCTGAACGCCATTTGGCGACCACGCAAGCGGGTATACACCTGTCCATCAAATAACTGCACGTCATAGTTACGTTGGGTTGTGTAGTTCTGGGCGCTATCTACCTCTGGAGAATCTGCTGCACCATAATTAGTTCCTGAGTTCCTGCGAGGACGTACCGTCATGGTTACTTTAGGCTGGTTAACATTGGAACCGTTAAAGGTGATGTCGGGCAGTATGCGCCACACAAAGCCAAAGTTATGCCCATCACCGATGTCAAAATCAGATGATTGGATGTATGACTCAATAGGTACTGGGGTTAAACCCGATACATCGTCCACTGCGGCTTCGTGATACAGGATGCGGTTGTTAGTTGAATCGGCAGCCATTGGGTACTGGCGTAGCGGCGAATCCAACCAGAAACTACGTGCCATAGTTCCATAGCTCCAAACCCGCTCAAGGTAGTTATAGACTACGTACTTATCAATAACGTTACTATTTTCAGAGCAGTAAAACCACCAGACTTCGCTATAGCGTTCGTTTGATCCAGCAACAACTTGAAAGGCTTGGTCTTTGTTGATGTCATTAAATATGTACTGCCAGATAGCGCAAGGTAGGGTTTCGACACGACCAGAGTACATGAAGAACTTATCTGCACCCATCCAATAGGTTACGTTGTTAATCGTAATTGTGGCGTTTGGCCCCATCACAGATATGTTGTCTTGCAACAATTGGAATCCCCAAATATAGGGTGGCCCAAGGTACTGCATAGAGTAAATAGCGGCGTCCGACCAAACCAGAATCTCTTGACGGGTAGACTCAGCACACATAATGAATGAGCCGATGTTTAGGCGGTATTCGCCAGACTGATTGGTAGCCTCTGGAACCCATAGGAATGGATTCTCTTGGTCAGACCAGCGTACTAATAATGGGTCAAACGTACTATTAGGATTGGTTGGGTCATAGGGGTTAGAGCCAAAACAAATAACAAAGCGTTGAATTGACGACCCAATAACTTGGTTGGTTCTGTTAGGTACAAAGTCTGCATAGGTATAAGCAGTGCCTGGAACCGTTGCGCCTGAAGCTAAGGTACTTAACTCTACCGCCCGCACTGTAAGTCCAAGAGTCGCATCCCAGTAATAAATAGCACCGCCACGAGGAGCAATAATTAAATCTTCACCAAAGTTGTCGTTTGTCCACAATCTTAATTGCTGACCAATACCCACATCAGCAGCCGCACCCCAACCTCTAAATGGCGCCACAGGCGTAGAAACTACAACAGTCCCTCCAGTAGGGCCTGCATCGCTAGTAGTGTAAGTGTTAGAGCCAATAACAGTAGAAAAGGTGTAGGCATTTGCGTTAACCACCGTAATAGGAAAGGCTTTGGTAATCGGCGCTGCTGCAATGCCGCATACGTTGCCAGAGATGCTGTTAAAAGCTACATAGTTGCCGTTAGAAAGTCCATGAGCTGTTTGGGTCACGGTAACTGTCGTAGTACTAATCGTAGAAGTAAACGGGTCGGTTAGCGTGGTTGTAATATAAGAAGGCCAAGTACCAGCGCCCCAACCAGTACCTTGAATAAACACATCCAAGCCAGTCTGAATTTGGAAAGCAGCGTTAATGGTATTACCACCACCAGCGGTCACGGTTGTATTTGCCGTATTTGCCACCACAAAACTAAACTTGGTCGTATCAATATAGGTAATCTGGTGCTCTTGATTTAAATCAGCGGCAGTAATTGAACCAATGGCATTAGCGCCAGATATGGTTACAAAGTCATTAGTTACACCGCCGTAGCCAATAATAGTTACAGTAACAACATTTGACCCGTTAGTAGTAGCAATGCAGTTAACGGTATTTGGGCTGGTGTTGGCAGTAAATGTAACTCTGATTGGGGTAATGTCGTTATAGTCGCCACCCTCTTCAATGTAGTATTTTAGGTTTGTGCCAACGCCTAATAGGTTTGAGCCATCTAGCGTGATCCAGTTCCACAGCGCACGACAAACGCCCAGAAAAACTTCATTGGACATACGAATCCAACCGCCAATCTTTTCAGGAAACCCTGAGCGAAAGCGCACTTTATCGCATGCGTACCAACCACCCTCGTTTGAGTAATCAGTGCCTTCTCGGTTGATTCCTGGTCTAAATTGTAGTTTCTGTAATGGCATACTGGTTTACCCTAAGATAAAAATAAGGCACGTTCATCGTTTCTACGAGTTACCAAGCCTTTTAGTACTTTACCGCCAGCTAACGTGTATTTCAAGAACTCTTCCGCAGCCCCTTCCATATCGCCCCGAATAACCTTCTGACGGAGGGTTGAGCGCTGTAGTGTTCCAAGACCAACATTAAAGCTAAAAGATACAAGAGCATCGAACTGACCTTGAGTGAGCTTGACAGGACAGTAGCGTTCAACACCTCGTTCAAAGCGGTTAAGATCGTCCCTAAGTATTCCATCGACTTCCTCCATTGAAAAGGTACGGTCATCTTTGTATTCCAGTGGGTAGGCATCCCGCTCTTCTATTTTTAGAGCGCCTTGGCGTGGGTATAGCACATGGCCTACCCCAATCGTCCAGAGCTTGGCTGGGCAACGATAAGGCTTCTGGCGTACACCTTCGTGATGCTTAATCATTTTGATGGCTTTATCGCTTACTTTCATTTCTTAAACGCTTGAGTTCCAAACCAAAACGCAATAATCGAGCAGAGAATCTGCATCTCATCGCTATCAAAAACTAAGTTAATTGACTCGGCAAACGGAGCACCAGATGACCATGCCCACCAGATTGAGGCGATGTCAACCACAATTAACAGGAACACAAACAGATAAGTAACAACTGGACGGACCGAGGCACGTAGGTTAATAACCCACTGGGATGCACCTTTGCCAATCTCAATGTCATGATTGTACATAGCCGTGCGTTCTTGGGCTTGGGTTTGCATCTGCACCTGGTCAGTGCGGATTTCTTCTACACGGGCTTGGGCTGCAAAGCCAGCCTCCATGAGTTTTAGTTCCCGCTCCATCTGCATGGCAGCCATGGCGAGTTCATGTTTCTTATCGCCTTTGTCTTGAAAAAAGTCCAGCAACTTAGGCAAGCCCCCCATCAAAAAGGACAGCGCTGTCGATATTAGCGTTAACATTATTTCTTACTCCCCCATACTATGTAATAAGCAATCCAGGCTGCTACTAAAAAGCACCAGAACTGCACCCATTTAACCTTTGCCAACTCCGCATCAAAAAACTCTTTATCTGCCTTCTCCAGCTTTTCAATCTCGGTTTTGATCTGTATAACTTTTTCCCACTCTTTCGTACCATGCTGCTTGATAAAATCAACCCTTAGCTTGTATTCCTCATCCGTAATCTTTTTGCGGTGTCGGTACTCCTCAAGGGCTTTGTATATTGCACGTTCCTTCTTTAGCTCGGCTTCTCTGCGCTCCCGTATCTTCTGGTTTGCCTTCTGCCTTGCTAGATCTACTGCCTCCTTCTGAACATCTTCGATGTTCTTGCTAATTTCTTTGCCAGCCTCTCGACCAGTCTTAAACCCTTCGGTTATGCCCTTAGCACCAACCCCCAATCCGAGTTCGTCTGACATATCTCACCGTAAAACGCCCCCACCAAATGACATATTGGCTACCAGGATAGACACATGCTTTTCTGGCTCTTCAAGGCTATGCCCACAGTCACTGCACATCTTGGCAGCAAGCTCGGCTTCAGAAACGTCATACCCACAGCTTGGGCAATAAATCTCAATCGTATGGCGTGGCTTAAACTCGCCGCCTGTCATTTCATCTGGAATCTCTTTAATCATAATTACCTCAATTCAAGCCATTGTTCAATAAAAGTATCTGGGTTTGATAATATGTAATACTGGCTGCCGTTTGGAACTATGGCAGATAAAGTCTGTGAATCACCAACACCAATGTGTGTTTGTTTTGAAACAACAAGTCCATCAACAAATAAAACGTCTGTTGGTGTGGTGCTGCTAGCTTGCTGCATAATTACAGAAACTTGAATCGGCCTTCCTGTTGAGTTTGTATAAGTAACCCCGACTGATCTACTTCCCGACACGTTTACCCATGACTGAGAAACTCCACCAAGAACCGAAGTTGCCAAAAATGCGGTAGTTGCAATAGTGGTGTTATTTGTTCCTATTGCTTGAGTAGTGGCGTTGGTAGCGTTTGTGGCGTTTGTGGCATTTGTGGCATTTGTGGCATTTGTGGCATTTGTGGCATTTGTGGCATTTGTGGCATTTGTGGCATTTGTGGCATTTGTGGCAAAAGCAACGGATTGACTGCCAATATTGCTGGACGTAATAAACGACCCACCAGACGCTGGGCTAGTTGCACTAGAAGCCGTACCTGTTAAATTAGCCGTAATGGTTCTGGCACTAAAGTCTCCGTTGGAATCTCTGGTTACGATAGTGCTTGCTCCGTTGGCTGAAGCCGCAGTGGTTCGAGCGTTAGCAATCGTACCAGCCGAAATGTTTGATGCGTTGATTGAAGTAATGGTTAACCCTGCCCCACTAAAACTAGCAGCAGATACGTTACCCGTATAGGTAGCCGCTACAGCGTTGGTATTGCCAGTAACCGTTAAGTTGCCGTTGACTTCAAAGTTACCTACGGACTCAGTGCCAATTGCGTTAAAGTTAGTGCCATCACAATAAACCCAGACAGTCGCACCATTAGGCACGGATACAGATGAGCCACTAGCCGCACGGATATTAATAGCAAACCCACCTACTGTATTGTTCTTGACTACATACAGTTTCTCAACCAGCGGAGTAATAATATCCCGCACTGCAGCATTTGTACCACCTACCACCAGAACAGCGTTGCGGGCTTCATCGGATACACCGTTAAAGTTAGATAGCGTGTAGTTGGCATCGACCATGGTAATTGATACCACGCCAGTAATGGCTTGCTCTAGGAGCGTTCCTAGGTTGGTATTGGTAGTCTGCCCCCAGATACCCGACTGGTCGCCATCACCGATTAGCTCTAGGCGTAGTGTGGTTGAAAATGTACTTGCCATAATATGTCCTTAATTATCAAAGCCCGAAGGCACTAATACTGGCGTCCAATTTGGACTCTGGCTCGGCGTTATTTCTGTCCAACCAGCAGCCTGAACTGGATCAATTTCCTGCCAATTCGGGGTCTGATCCGTGTCAATATCACCCCAAACGTTTACGACCTTAAGTTTAACAACTGCCTTGACTCCTGTCACGTTTACGACAGCACTGCCTGAGACCGAGACGTTGCCTATTACACCTACCGCATACACGCCCGTGACAAAGACTGTCGCACCGCCAGATACGTCTACATTACCTAGTCGGCCTACTGCATAAACCCCAGTCAGGTCTACAACAACGCTACCCGTCACAGTGACAGAGCCAGTAACGCCAATTGCAGCTACCCCAGTAACCGTGACGGTTGCACCGCCTGAGATGTCTACGTTACCAATACGCCCTACAGCGTATACGCCTGTGAGGTCTACAACAACGCTACCCGATACGTCTACATTGCCAATACGCCCTACGGCATAGACCCCAGTCAAATCAACTACGGCATCGGCTTCTACCGTGACATTACCAACCCGTCCTACGGCGTATACACCAGTCAAATCTACATTAGCATCGGCGGCAATCGTTACATTGCCTACCCTACCGACTGCGTAAACGCCCGTAACATCAATAATCTGGTCGGTTTGAACGTCTACCGTGCCTACCAATACTGGGCTGTAAACGCCTGTTACGGGGACATTAGCCCCCGCTGTAACATCAACCGTGCCTACCTGACCTACGGCATAAACTCCCGTTACGTCAAGAATCTGGTCAGTCTGGACGGCTACAGTACCTACTACTCCAACCGCAGTAACGCCTGTTAAATCAACAGCTACACTTGTCCCACCTAGCGAGGCAAACGGGGCGCCAGCAAATGGGATGTCAGCAAACATTACTGTCCTTTAGGTTGTTCCAAAGACTCTTTTAACATTTTTACAAAGGCGTCCTTACCAACTTGTAGCTGCTGAAGCTGAAACTGCGTAGACGCTAATTTGCGGTCTAAGTCCAAACAGTGATTTGTCAGCAGAATCTGCTCCTCAGTAAAGTCGTTTGTGTCGTACTCAACTCCGTCAATCGTAATGGGTTTCGCTTGTTTTTCGCCCATGTTAATCTCCTAAAAAATACGCCTGTTAAGAAGCCCATGGCAGTGGAGGCGTGACCACTGGTGGGTTGATTTGATTTTCAATCTGCGCTTCTACAGACGCTTCGGTCGCATCTTTGTCTACGCCATTAGCCCAGCACCAGCCTAATACTTGGTCTTGAGTTAGGTCTGCGTATGGGGTAAAAGGATTATCTGGGGCGTAGGTGAACGATGCAGTGCCATAAACTTGAGAAGAAAACTCGCCATCCACGCCAGTGCATTGCCAGTGGGCCGTGACCACGACATCGGTCAAGCCATCTTCTTGGGGTTTGCAGTCAAGCTGCGAAATTGTCCAGTTAATTGTTGTTGCCATTTTTAAACTCCTTTAAGGGATGCTACTTCTTGTTTAAGTTCTTCAATCATTGCTTGTTGTTCTTGGATTGCTTTTACTAATACTGGAATCAAATCAGCACTAACGGCTTTGTATGGTTCTTCACCTTCTGGTGCTGGGTCTTTCCAATTTTCAATCATGTCAGGAAAAACTTGTTCAAACTCTTGGGCAATCCAACCCCTATCGCCTTTTTTATCTTTGCCTTTACCTTCTTTCCAGTCAAATTTGCGAGGTTTAAGAGCCATTATTGCGTCAAGACCAACATCAATATCTTGGATGTTTTCTTTTAGTCGAACATCAGAAATAGCAACAATTGTTGTTGCAGTTGCGTAAATAGTTCCACCAGCACCCACATAAAAACGATATGTACCAGCACCAGTTGAGTAAAGGTGATAATTTGTTTGACTATTAATGGATGATTCTACGACCATACCAATATAAGCATTTGTTGTTGCTATGAATTTAAATCCTGGACCAGCATCAATATTTGTGTTGGTAGTTCCCATGGTTATGTAACCATTAGAGTGAATACGCATCCGTTCTGCTTGTGTTCCAGCAGAAAACTGAGTAGATGTTCCAGTGGCAAATGTTAAATCCCAGTTATCACCGCTAGTATATAAACTACGAATACCGCTATATCCAATTCCTAGCTCTTCAAATGAACTAGCTCCCCAACTTCCAGCTCCACCAATCCATCCTTTTAAATATCTGGTGCTTGCTGATAAAACATTTGCTCCACGAGCTTGTAGCGGAGCACCAGGCGTTGTAGTACCAATTCCAACATCTCCAGCAGCGGTAATACGCATACGCTCTGTGCCAACATTGGTTGAAAATATCATGGCAGCATTAGAGTATTGAGCTAGTTCAACATTACCACTATTTCCAAGTTTTTGAATGTAAAAATAATCACCACCAGAAGTATTTGCACCATCTGCATCCCAACTTATCAATACATTTCTACTACCAGCTGTTGCTGAAGGTGTGGCAAAAATTTGTATTCCAGCGTTATTAGCAGCCGTTGAATCTGCCGTTCTAAAATTTGCAACACTTTGTTGTCCAGATGTTCCTGTAGCAACTTCTAAAGTATAAGTAGGACTCGTAGTACCAATTCCAACTCGACCGCTAGAGTCGATACGCATGGACTCAACACCACCCTCGGCAAAGGCTATCGTATCTGCGGCTGGGTAAAAGATTCCTGTGTTGCTGTCTGTTCCTTGATAAGAAGGTGTACCAGCACTACCGTCTATGCCTGAGATACCCGTAGATCCGTTGAGAATTAGCGGCATATTATCTTGCTCCTTTTAATGCTTGGATTTCTGCGGCTTGCGCTTCGACTTTAGCGTTGAGTTCTTGGATTGCGGCTGTTAGTGTTGCGACTAAAAATGAAGTATCAACCATCTGCGGCAGTATTGCGGTTTGTTCGTTGCCTTCTTCATCGATGTAAGTCCTCATTGCATCTTTTTCACCAACCACACACTCAGGCACTATTTCCTGAAGCTCGTGAGCAATAAAGCCTTGACCAGTTTTACCTGACTTTTTCCATGTGTAAGTAACTGGATTTAATGCTTGTACTTTAGCTAAAGCACCAGTCATCGGAGCGACATTATCTTTTAAGCGATAGTCAGACGATGTTGAAAAAACAGTTGAATTAGTAGTTGGCTCAATATACACTTGACCGCAGAAATCGTTTGACCCATCAATGAAAGCGATCATTGTTGTTGCAGCACTTGTTGACGCTGTTCTTAGCGTAGAAACCCACCAGTTAGCTGCGGTAGGCTGTGGGGCGTTTACATAAAATCTTGCACTACCGTACGCTGATGTTGCATTAACACAAACTTCACCACCAGAGGTAATACGCATATGTTCTGTGCCACCACTACCAGAATAAAATGCCATTCCATAACCGCTACCAGTGTTATTTTTGATTGTGGTTACGGTGTTTGTAGTATTAACTCCAAGAAGCATTCCTTGACCGCCACCACCAGTGGTTCTCAATCCAACTATTGTTTGATCCCCAGTTCCACTAATAACAACATCCAAAGGCTGACTTGGGCTAGAAGTTCCAATCCCAACAAGTCCACTAGAGTCAATACGCATACGCTCTGTAAATGTAAGAGTATTGCCTGCTGTGCCTGATGCGGCTGTGCGCCAAATATGCTCACCAGTATTTTGTTGATACTGTGTAGCTGCATCTGTCGTAATGTATTTATAACTAGAGCCGTCAAAGTAAGCATTTGTGCTTAAAAGCCCTACTGATGCACCAGTGCTTCCAGCAAGGGTTGTGTTTAAACCAACATTAACTCCTTTATATGCGCTCCAAGCACTAGGAGCAACACCAATACCAACATTCTGACTGGTATCAATCGTCATGGCGGCAGTTGTGCCGTTGGTTTGCAGCTGGAGAACCCCAGTGGTATCGCCAGATAGGTTTAGCGCTGTGGTTGAGGTTGTACCAGCGGAGATGACGCTTGCCATTATGGTGTTCCTAATTTATTAGCTTCTTGCTGGGCTTGATATGCTGCAATTACTTCAGGCGTCCAAACGGTGTTGCAAATGGCCTGTACATTGGCTGGCATTTCAGAAACATCTGAGCCAGGAGCAAAAACCCAGCGATGGTACGTATGCGCAATTTCTTGACCGTCTTTCATAATTCGTGTTACTTCACGAATCTGAACGCTACCGTTTTCTACCACTTCAATTTTGTCAATTACTTTAGTTTCTGTTAATGCCATTTTGTTTCTCCTATAAATGTCTGACTAACGAATCCACGCTAGTTAATTAAGCAGTAAGATAAGAACCACCAATATAAAAATAAGGGTTTGCTGTTGATAAATCAGTTCCCAAGAAAGCACTACCAGTAGTGCTGTAGCAATCCATTGTTGCGGCATTGTTATTAATATATAACATTGGAACATTCGTTGTTGTTGAATTACCAATAGCTTCATATAAATATGCCCAAGAAGCGCCACCACCATTATGTGCTGTAGTTGAGTTTTTTGATGTAAATGGTAATGAAAATTGTATTACTGAACCAGCTCTTGTACTACTGCTCATAATTACTACTAGTGTAAAAGTAACAACATTGCCAACTTTTGTATATGTTCCAGCACGGGTATCGTATGCTGGACTAGTAAAACCACTATTTACAGTAGGTGTCCAAGTCCCTTCCTCGTAATCATCTAGTGTATTAGCGTTGGTTGATGCGGATTGGGTTGCTGGGAAGGTGATACCAATACCAGTTGCTGCTGTATTTCCGTTCTTTAAAACTAATGTGCCGCCTTGAGTAAGCGTCAAGTTTGTTTCCATTGTTGCATCGTTACCAGCGGTTCCAGTAGCGGTAGATGCTCTCCAACGAAATGACCCATCACTTGGAACTAACTGAGAAAATATAGCGTAGTTACCAGTAAGAGCAAACTTATCCGTAGAATTAAAATAGTAACCAGCCGTTACATAAGATGTTCCGCTTGATAAACCCCATAGCGAAGTTCCAGACACACCAACTTCTATTACTCTTCCAGTAGACCAAGTATTAGGTGTAACACCAACACCGACCTGACCACTAGAGTCGATACGCATACGCTCAGAGCCGCCAGTTGTAAAGCCCACTGTGTCAGCGGTAGGAGAAAAAATACCCGTGTTGGTATCACCAGTAAATGTAATCGAAGGAGCAGCGGCAGAGCCAGCTGCAAAAGGTACAGTCTGACCACCAGCGGTTGTTAATATGGTTCCCGAAGTAGTCGGCAGTGTAAGCGTGGGGGTCCCAGCTACGGCTGGAGCAGTCAGTGTTACTGCACCGCTTGTATCTCCCGAAATAACAATGCTCGCCATATCTTATCCTTATAAAACAACGTGTCTAGAACCAGCGGGGATGGTAAATGTTGCACCACTGCCAATTGCGAACGGCCCAGTAGACATACCGCTATATCCTGACGGCATGGTGTAGCTAGTGCTCATGGTCTGGTTGTTAATAAACACACCGTTTGTTGCAATAACTTCTTGACCGCTAATTTCGTTTGAGGCGAAGTTACCAGACGCATCACGCAGTACCAAAGTGTTTGCACTGTTTGCTGTATTTCCAGTCGTTCTGGCGTTGGCGATGGTTCCGCTAGATATGTTTGATGCGTTGATGTCGGTAAGCGCAGCGCCATTACCAGAAATAGTGACAAACGTTCCTACATTCGCTGAGAAACTGCCGTTTGCATCACGGGCTACGATTGTGCTTGCGCCGTTGGCTGAGTTAGCGGTCGTGTAGACGTTGGCAATAACGTTAGCTGACCATGTACCAGAAGTTAAATTTCCGACTCCAGTAATATTGGCATACGCTCCTGATACATAAGCAGCCCCTATGGTACCGCTTGAGATATTGGATGCGTTGATGTTGGTTAGGCTGGTTGCGTTTCCAACAAAGTCATTGGCGTTTACAACGTTGGCGGAAAAAGACCCGTTAGTATCACGAAGCACAATAGTGGAAGCACCATTGGCAGAAGAAGCAGTAGTCCTGGCATTGTCGACAGTCCCCGTGGTTAAGTTAGAGGCATTGATCGCTGTAATCTGAACGCCATTACCAATAAACGACGCAGCATTAACGGTGTTGGCCTCAAAGTTACCGTTTAAATCTCGCAGAACAATCGTGTTCGCACCGTTGTTAGAAGCTGCGGTAGTGCGAGCGTTGTCAATCGTTCCTGAACTGATGTTAGAAGCATTAATCGCATTGATTGCTGATCCGTCACCACTAAACGCACCAGAAATAACGTTTGCTGCAAAACTGCCGTTGGCATCCCTAAGCACAATGGTGTTTGCACTGTTTGAAGAGCTTGCTGTTGTACGAGCGTTTGATATGGTCCCGCTAGTAATATTTGAAGCATTAATATCGGTTAGACCAGCAGCGTTGGCGGTAATGTTGGTGAAGTTGCCGTTGGTCGCATTGACGGTCGTGAAGGTTCCTACGTTGGCATTAAACGAGCCATTAGCATCCCGTAGAACAATAGTGTTTGCGCCGTTCGACGCAGAGGCAGTAGTTCTGTCATTCGACAAAGTGCCTACAGTAATATTTGATACGTTAATCGCAGAATTAGAAGCAGACGTTAATTGACCCTGTGGGTTTACTTCTATAACCGCTACGTTAGCTGAATCCCCATAAAGACCAGTAACTACAGTCGTATTGGCGATATTGAATGTGGTGTTGGTAAGGCTAAGTCCTGTACCAGCAGAATAAACCTGAGCAGAACTAATCTGCGCAAATGTGATGTTGGTTGTGCCAAATGTAATTGTGCCTTGAGTATTGCAAGTGTAAGTCTCGCCAGCACCCGTATTGCCCGATTGAACAAATACAGTAGAGCCTTCGCTTAGTCCAGCAGAACTAGCAACTACATAAGTATCGGCATCGGTTGCACGGGTAAGAACCCATTGCGCAGACACGTTTCCTGGATTAGTAACCGTATAAATACCATTTTGAACTGCATTAGCCTGTTGATATACAAGAACACGGGCTGTATTGGACAGCGTTACACCGTCAATAACCAAGGCTGCATTAGCGCCATTGTTGGTCAGCGTAGCGCCTACGCCGTTGCCAGCGCCATTAGGCTGGACATATACCGCATTTAAAGCAGTTGGGGACTCAACGAGTACAGGCGTATGGTAGTGAACACCCGCAGCAACAATCCCGTCTACGTACTGTTTGTTGACAATATCCGTAGCATTTGCAGCGTTGGTGCTGATTGTTCCAGACACCATGACCACATTAGACGCATTGATGTCAGTAAAACTGACTAAGTTTGTCGCATTACCGTAGACGTTAACGATATTAGTAGCGTCTGTATATACCGCTTTCTCAGATGGCTGGACTACAAATACGTCCTTTGTGCCCGCTGTAAAGTTAACAAGTGACCCACCATTACTAGAAGAAAGAACTGTGTCTCGACTTAAAGTGGTTCCGCTAGATGTGTACGTACCAATACCGACTTCCCATTCCGTGCCAACTTGAGCAGTAATGGTGTAATAGGTCGTATTCCCGTTGCCAATAGCGGCAAAGGATTGATATCCATCAGCAGCGCCTAGAAGAGTAACTGTACCAGTACCAACTACGGTAGTGGTTTCTTTAACCCTATCCTTTAAGATCAGAGCCATTTAAGCTCCTTAACTTGCGGTCAAGCGGATGATAGCGTTGGATGCGTCTGCGGTTGGGAAGTTAACTGCAAATGTACCATTGGTCGATGTTTTATCCCCACCAAATGCCAGTACGCAAACTGCTGCGTTTGACAAGTTAGAGTTATAAATCAAAGCGCCATTGGCAGTGATTGTTGCGTTTAACCACGAAGTGTTAGTAAACGAGATATAAGCTACGTTTCCAGAGTTCGTTGGGGTTACGCTAACAGTCAAAGTATTACCGCCAGCCGAGTAGTTGCCAGTTGAAGGCACTTCGTTGCTGGTAGTGTATGCAGTTGTGTTCTCATTCAAAGTCGCAGAGCTGGTATACAGCGCCAACTTAAATGTGTTTGAAGAAAAATTGTGCTGACCATTCAAGAGTTCAACCTTGAAGCTGGTAGCCATTGCTTGGGTGATTGCCATAAAATGCTCCTAAATTATCTAACAGGCCCTGGTACGGGTAATCGTAATTGTCCATCACGGTATGCGCTACGTCTATCTTTACCATCACCCAAGTCTTTGAGTAATGCTAAGGATTCTTGATACTTCTGCTCGTAATACGTAACCATGTCTTGCTCTCCCTTTTGGAAGATGACGGCTTCACGCAACGAGCCATAGAGTAAAACAGTCTCAAAATTATCGCCCAACCATGACGTATTGGCAGTCACAATTGACTGTGGGTAGTAGTAATAATGCAGTTCTACTTGGTAGTTGTCGTCTGGGGTGGGTCCAATAATGTATGTGTACGGCTCAAACTGGGCGTAGTAACGAGGTACGCCTTCGTCTGTTGGGCTGGGATAGGCTTGCCGTATAAAGTTGACGTCTTTGTCAATCAAAAACTCCTGAGACCCGTCAGCCAAAATTACCGCCATAGAAAACGAGGCTAAATAGTCATTCGGTAACGCAAGGTACTTGTCGCCCTGAGTGAAGTTACCAACCTGATTCTTGCGAATGGCTGGGATCTGAACGGCGTTATATACCCGCTCTTCACATTGCTGGACAAAAAGCGGGATGTTGTCTACGAAAGTCTGTTCGTCAGACTCAGCATAGTCAATAATCGCTTGCGTTAACTGTGTGTAATTCATTATGCCATCGGCCCTCTAGCCATAACGCCTTTAGTAGCAGCGCCTGTACCACGGATTTTAATGCCGTCAGTCTTTACGCCTTTACCGGTGTTTTTGCTTAATTTGCCAAGAGAAATGTCAAGCTCGTCCATGACTTTAGCGCCGGACTGATCTTTAATAGCTCCAGCTACGGTCACTTTCTGTCCCGTCATTGTGTGGGGTTCTGCGTAAACAGAAGCCGGACCGACTTCTTTACCGTCCCGTTTCATACTATATTTAGCCATGATTAACGTCCTCTTCCTGCGCTTTTGCGCATCATTCCTTGATTAGCTACGCGAGCCATATTACGCCCCATAGACTTCAAGCTTTCGTTAGTAACGGTTTTGGCTCCTTTGCCTTTACCGCCTTGCTGAATTCCTACAGATGGGCCTGTATCGCCAAGGTTTTTACCTTTGGTTTTGCCCTGTTTAGTTACACCGTCAGCGCCTTTTTTAAACATGTCTTTCTCCTAAGTTGTCGTTACCGTAACTGTACCCAAAACTACACCAGAAACCAAGTCATTTGGCGTTTGAGGCCAGTTTGACCCACCCCCAACAGGGTTCCACCCCCATTGAAATACCCTACTACCCATCGTCGGATCACCAAAGCCATCAAGCGTTGACCCCGCGTTCTGGTTTAACTGCAATCCTGTATAGCCAGCCTGATAGTACGTATTATCTGGTCTTGGGTTACGCAACGCTTGCGGATCTTCCACAGGGTACATACCTAACTGCAACTGTGGGTGATCTGGATCCCAGCACGTAGGACAAACACGTATCTGATATGGCTTGGTCTTTACTATCTGTGTCTTTAGCACCTTTAACTTAAAACGAAAGTTGCAGCGGTCGCACTGCGAAATCGCATACTTACCGGAAGCAAATCTGTTTGGCACACGCTATTCCTTAAGTAATAAACATGCGGCGAGGCACAAACCTAACCGCGGCTTTTTCACGATCTTCATCAGCAGCTAACTGCCAAGCTTCGTCGTACTGCGCTTTAAGCATCCCAATCCGAGCTTGGGCTTCAGGAAGCTTAACCGACAGGTAATATGACAAGCCAGCAATCATGCAAGGCAAAAAGCGAAACGGGACGTCCATCGTATTAACGCCGTTGCCGGCATCATGGATTCTCCGCAACCGCCAGTACACAAACGTGTAATAAGGGTTTTGTTGCGTTCCTTGATCCGGGGTAGGCCAAACAACAATCTTTGGTTTATCAATACCAGCAGGCGGAGAGGTAGTTAAATCTCCTGCGTAATCTGCCCCAGACTGGCGATTTACCCATACCTGAATAGGGCGAGCCTGTTGCAGTTTGTTTGGGATAGTGGCGTAGGTGGAAACTGAGATACGGGTTATCGTTAGGTCTGCTTGGTTGTTTTGTACACCAGGGTTAGTCCTAATAACATGTTCCAATAAGTCAACTGTATCTACGGGTAAATCATAGGTATTCTGCCCTTGCACCAACGAAATCTGTCCTTGCTCAACCGTCCACAAGTTAATGCCCCTGTTTGCCCAATCAGCAAACAGCAAGTTAAGAGAGCGTCTCGCTGTCTTTAAATCGTAGCCCGAGCGTAGCTCTGAGCCACAACGCTCAAAAGCCTCTTCGACTATTTCCGAGAGGTCTAGATTAAAGGTAGCATTTGCAACGACAGTCATTATTTAACCTTTCGGTATGGTTTTACCTTTTGCTTTACCTTTGGAGGCTGCGGGACAAACTGCTTTCCTTGGGCTTTTCCGGCTCGTTTTGCCCGAGTCGTTGCTGCGTATTCGCTTGGGCTTAGCGCCTGTATTGCTCTTTTTGGCAGATACCGTTCGCCTGTTTCGGACGACTTTTTCCCTGACTTGGTTGTCCATTCCTGTTTGGTCCAAGACTTGAGACTGCGCTGGGGTTTTGCTAGTGCCACCTAAAATCCTCCAAAGCCACGCAAACATTATTTTTTTAGCTTCGACAGAGTCTGAGCTAACCTCGCACGTTGCCCCATCTTGCCGGGCTTTTTAGCCGCCGCAGCAAGCTTCTTGGCAGGGATCTTCTCTCCCTTTTTAACGCCCATCGACTCACGCAGAGCGCCGGGTTTCTTAATCGCTTTCTGTATCCATTTTTCAGCCACGATAACCCCCACCTTTCTCTTTGTATTTCTTGGCTAGCAATTGCGCTTTGCGAGCAGACCACTGACCCGCCGCAGTGCCTTGCACAGCCGAGTTTTTAATACTCTCAAATAAAGACTTGCGCATACTAGGCTTCGTATAGTTACCAGCCTCATTAACCTTGGATTTAACTTTGCCACCTTCGGCATACATTTCCACATCTTGCGGTTTGTCCTTACGCTTAATGATCTTTTTACCGGGCATTTTGTTGGGCATTATTGCCCCCATTCCACGAGACGCTCTCATATCATTCTGCCTTTCGTTTTGCCTTTGATAGCGCAACCATCAGCACGTTTGGAAGCGGAAGAACGAACGGTACCACCACGGCGATATTCTTTTTCGCTTGCTTCTTCTTTAGGCGGAGACGCCTCTTCTTTTTCTCCAAGCGATGATTTACCAGTGGCTCCTAAAAGTGCTGAGCCTAATGATACTGCAGCGCCTTTTTCCATGTCTCTAATAGCGGCTTCTGGGCCGCTATTCTTTTGTGCTTTCTCAAGAGCCTTAAAGCCTTTTGATTGTGTGTAACGTGGGATTTCGTCTGCCTCTTTTGCAGCTTGCTTGCCCATTTTTTTAGCAGCCATTTTTGCTGCCATACGCGCGGCTAACCCTAACATTACACTATCCTTCCTCTCGTTTTACCCCGTTGAGCTATACCGTCAGCACGGGATGAAGCACTAACTGTACCGCCAGCTTTATAGGTGGGCTTTTTCATACGCCCGCCCATCATGCCTTTTTCTAAATCAGCACTGCCACCGCCAAACACACTTTTCCCTTCAGTAACAAACCGCCTAGCTAAGTCACGCGCTTCGGCGGCTTTTTGCTTAGCTTCTGCGTCTTGGACTTTTTCAGCATTCATTTTGCGCAACACACGTTGTGCTTCGCGCTCAGTCTGAAGGGGGTTAGCGGTATATTCGTCCATTAGCAGTAACCGCCGCCCTTCATTGAAATCATTTTGCCCTTAGTATGGCCTTTAGTTACGCAGCCATCGGCACGAGTTACACCGCCTTTAGCCATCTTGTGCATGCGCTTCTCATGGCCTTTAACGGCTTCAGCAGCGACTTTTTTCATCATGGGTTTGTCTTTTGCCATATCTGAATGTTTCATTTTGTTCCCTTTCTAACGTTCAGCCAGTTTGTCAATTTTTGCTTCAAGTCTTGCAAAGCCGTCGTCAAAATGCTCACGAATTGCTTGCAAGTCTGCTTTAACTTCTGCACGTGTAATGTGGTCACGAGCAACCTCCTCTCTGGTTCTGTTTAACAGAATACCCAAGCGATTGATTTCATTAAACTTTTCTTTTAACACAAAGCCTAACGCAGCGACTATCGCAGTCAAGACTACGTTCCAGATGACGTTCAATTCCATCAAACAATTTTCCCTCTCGTCTTCCCACGCACCTCACACCCACCACCACGAACCGCACCACCTTCTTTACAGTTCCATGCGCGAAGAGATTTGTTGATTCTGCTGTTGGGGTCGTTAGCGGTCTTGGCGCTTGTTAGCTTTCGCTTCATACCTTTCATACGGGCACAGAACGAATCGCGACGAGAACCGCCTTCTGGTTGTGGGCGCTTAAGTCCGGGTTTACCCGGATTAGATGCATTGTAAGAAGCCCTGCCCTTGGCGTTTAAGCCGCCCTCAGGGTTTTTGCCTTCTTTTCGTTGCCACGCAGGAGACTTAGCCATGATTAACTCGCTACACCAGCTTGAATAACCGTCATAGTGGCATCACCGTCGCCAGCAGACATGTTCAAACGAACTGCCGTTACTGGATAGGCAATGTTACCCGTGGCGTTTGCGTTACTAGCAGACATAGTTGTGGTAAACCATGTAGTTGTAGCCGCATTAAAGTCACTAGCAAAGACATTAGCATACGTCTGCTGAACCAAAAAGCTCAGGTTAGTAGAGTCTGTTGTAGTAACCGCTATACCAACATTAAATGGGCTGATGTAGTGATCCAAAGGAATCACTGCGGAGTTACCACCCCCGGCAGGTACCGTTACGGTAATAGGACGCATGTTGGCCTCCCGTTAGACGTTTTCTGCGCCAGTGTCAGCTACGTAATAAATTATGTCGCCAGAAACAACACCAGCAATAGCGTTAGCGGCACCTTGAGCACAAGTTACAACAACTAAGTTAGTTGCGTTAGCTACATTACCCAAAGAAGCTCCGCCAGTAGCAGAAGCAACGGTAAACACCGTACGAGCAGAAACGTTTCCAGCAGCAACAAATGCTTGAGGAACGTTTGTACCAAGAGTAGTAGTTTGCCCTGGACCTACACCAATAATTGGGGTAAACCCTATGTTAGCAGTAGCGTTACCGCCACCACCACTAGAAACAATAACTTCCGTAACAACTGCGCCAGCAGGAAGAATTACCGGTGGAGCACCAGTAGCTGAAGAAGTTACTACGTTTGAAGTTGCTGCAGTATTTGCAATATAAAACTGGGCTGCCATAACCATGGAGCCAGCGTAAGCTGTGCGTGTTTGATCTCCACCTGTGGAGCGCCATACGCTAGAGGTAGTTGCTAATGCCATAATAAATTGTCCTTCATACAAAGTTCAGCCTATCAATCGTGTATGCGTCCGCTGGGGCGGTTTGATAAGCGATTCACCCAGATAAACAAATCTTACATCAAATAAAAATAAATGCAACAAAAAAGGGGACCGGAGTCCCCTTTTCTTTAGGCTCCAGGAGAACCAAACATACCGAGAGGATCGGACCAGCCGAACGAATAACGCTCACGAGCCTTATAACGTACGTTACCGGTGTCGAAGTCTCCGTCCATCGAGTTGCTTAAAGGCATACGCTCAAAGTGCTTCATGCCGTTAGGAACGTCGGTGGTCAAGAACCACGCATTGGTGTCGGTCAGATAGTGGTTAATTGCGTAACCTTCTGGGATCGAACCATTGTTCTTCAATGCGTTGATGTCGTTGTCATTGGTACCAACACGGAGATTAGTCTCAAGTAAACGGGTTGCAACGAACTGAAGTTGTGGAGGAATAATCAACTTACGTGGCATTGCTGCAATGAGCAAGCCGCGCTCGTCTGTCCACAAGCTAATCTGAATAACTGCGTTTTCCAACGAAGTTTCATTCAAGTCAGCGCCAGTGGTAGGACGATTGCTGTTAACACCACCAGAAACCAAAGGATGCTGAGTAGAGAACAGAGGTACACCGTCGCCGCCGTAGTACTGGCTGGAGTTGGTGAAGCCGTTGTTCAATACAGAAGCAGCTTTAACTTGCTTGGTATAAGCCATGGCACGAGCCAATGCTTTGGTATAACGACCAGAAAGGCTGTCATACAGGTTGTCTTCAATCGCCTCTTCGGTGATCGAGAAACCTAAAGCAATGGTTTCATGGTTATAGCGTGCTGTAAATGCCTCTTGTGCATTGTCATAAGCGATGGCAGAACCTTCGTTTTTGACTGGTGCAGCAGAGAAGCCAGACAGCTTGGTTTCTTCTTCGAAGCTACGCTCTGATTTCTCAGTTTCGTAGATCTCTTTGTGCTCTTCGCCGTAACGCTTGTACTCTAAACCGAACAATGCGTTCAAACCGGGGAGCAACTCTTTCAGTAGTTGTGCGCGTGAAATAGCCATTTTTTAAGCTCCTTAAGCGGCGTAGTCAATACCCGTTGCACGGAGTATTTGTGGGTTGTTGATCTTCACGATTACTTCAGTGAAGGCATTTGCGCCTGTTGCAGTCTCAGGAACTACAGCTACGCAACGTACAGGCAATGTCGCTGCATTACCTTCGTTGTCGGTAGGAACAAGAACGCCCGCGCCAGAGTCACCAGTAGTGTTATTACCGGTACCTTGGTCGATAGCCATGTTAATACCTACAACGCTGCGATTAACGGTAGTTACAACGCTGTTTGCGTGCACAACAGCTACTTTGAAAGCAGCCATAGGATCGTCAACAACATAAGCAATAGCGTTAGAAGCTGCAGCATTACCTGGATAATACTGGGCTTGTACAGTCTGGCCTTGCGTATTGGTGTATTGAACACCCGTTAGCACGCCATATGTGTAGTTAGCCGCAGAACCGGTAGAGTTGTCTGTAACGCCTGATTTTGCAATAGTGCCACCATCGACTACAGTTACGATATCCCCGTTATAAATCGCAGTGTTATAAGTACTTGCGATTGGCAGTTGACGGGTTGCACCAGCGTAGGGTTTGCCATCTACGCTGTTGATCGGCTGTAAGCCATAGGGAGCAGAAACGGTTGGATAAGCCATTTAAATCTCCTAGTTAAGAATTTCCATTACCAAACCCGCGTCCTTTAGTTGTTGTACTCTTGCGGTCAGCAAATAAAGGCATACGAGCATCGTTATTACGTAAAAAGCTGTTGTCCACGGACTCCATTTGTTTTTGAGCTTTGTCATCAAAATATTGTCTACGGGCTTCAGCCAGTTCTCTTGGTTTCTTGCATAAAAGCAAGCCACCAACTTCAACGTTCCCATCCTTGTTGCCAGAAATCTGGAGTTCAGGATAGTCCTCTGCTTTACACGGCACCCACTTATCGCGGAACTTTTGAGATACGTTTGTGGCGTTCTCTTGTCCAGCAATCGAAGTTGCTACCCAGTGGAATTCGTAATCTGGGTCTGGGTTAGGTTCTGGCAGAGTGCTAGGTGGACGATAAACGTACCTAGTTTCTGTTTTTTCGCGTGTTTCTTGTTCACGGGGTGTGCGGTTATTAGCCATTTTGAGCCTCCAATTTTAAAATTTCCTGAGCATATTGTTTGTGGGATAAACCATACTTCTCTGCAAGACGAGCTTGCGTCGCAGTCAGCTTAATTACTTTCTTGGCACCCGATGAACGGGTGGCAGGAGCCACAACATTCGCAGGTTTTTTAGTCGGCTCAGCCTTAACCGTATCAGTATTTCCCAACATCTCTGGGAAAACCTGTTTTAAGCGAGCGTCGACACGCTCGAAATAATCGTCTGAGCGGGGATCTACCCCGGTTGCCACTAGTTTTTGGTGCAGCCCTAGAGCAAAGGCCGTCATTTCTTCGTACCCCGGAGTTCCAAACCACTGGTTTTTTGCTTGCCAGCGCAAGGTTTTTTCATCAAGTTTGGGGGCTTCGGGAGCCGTTTGGTATGTTTGTACAACATCTTCTTGAGTTTGTAAAGGGGTTGGCTTGAAATTTTTTGCGCTCTCAAGTTTCATCTTTGCATCAGTCAATGCTTCTTGTGCTTCCAGCATTGTTTCAGCATCGTACGATTCTTGCGCTTCTTTAAATTTACGTCGCGCCATCTCCATCTCTGCTTCAGCTTTGGCTTGCAAAGTCTCCGCATACGTGGCTTCGCCAGTTTTTACATACTCTTTTAGCCTGCGGTTCTCCTCAAGGATCTGTTTAGTTAAACGCTCAAGCTCTTCTTTCTCACGAGCAATAGCTTCTTTAGCTCTACGCTCGTCGTGACGTGCGTGTGTTAGTTCCTTGATACGAGCCTGCGCTCCTTTGGTGTAAGACTCAATTTCTTCTTCCGTTGGGTCTTCAACATCCCTTTCCAAAGGCTTAGCAGTTCGATCGCGGATAGGGGTATCGTCTTCAATTTCAATGGATACGTCACCCTCAGAATCAATGTCAATTTCTATGTCATCTTCGGGTTTACCCTTAGCTTCCGCCTGTTCTTCCTCTACTTCATGCGGAAACTTAAATTCATCTTTTTCATATTCAGCCATGTTTATCTCCTTTAAACGCGTTGTATGCCACGTGGGTCTTCGACCGTCGCTTCTACTTGGTCGTCGTTAATCAAGCGAAATTCCTTACCGTGGATCATGATTCTGGTACCCGTATACGGGCGAGTAATCACGAAATCGCCTTCTTTACACCACGCGCCTTCAGGAAACTTTTCAGGGTCTTTGTAGGCATCTGGTCCAAGCTTGACTACGAACAAGACTGGGGAAGTAATTTCCTCAATTTTTACCGTCTGGTCAGATTTGACAATACCGCTTTCGTAGGTATCGCCTGCATCAACCAAGGCGCATAGCAACCGCCAGCCTTTTGGGTCTGGTAGCGCTTTTGCCTTTTGCTCGGCTTGTTCATACTCATGATCCACTTCTGGGGCTTTAAATACGCCCGGCGGCAGGATTATTTCTTTTTCCGGAACTGCTATAGCTTCACTCATCGTTAGCCTTCTCTATGTTTTCAGCGAGGTCAAGTAGGTGACGCTCTGCATAGGCTAGACCTCGAATAACCCCGCAAAGCTCTTTATAGGCCGCATGGTCCGGGCATGCGCCCGTAGCCAAGTCGTCCGTAAAGTTGTTCATATCTTGGCGAATCTTGCTTCGCATCGCCTCGATAAAATCCATCACAATTAAGTCCATTCATCACTCCTTCGTTGGTTTTTTGCGTGTATCTAGTTGTTTTTCCGTGATTTTTAGCGCTCTATTCTTGGCATCTTCCATGACCTTGATCTGCGCGTTCATACCCGCGATTCTCTCGGTAGAGGCAATCTGCTCTTCTTTGAGCCTTATCTCGTCAGCTTTAGCCGCTGCCTTCATCATCAAGTCTTTCTCCTTGATCTCGGTCTCCTTGTTCTTGCGTTGCTGATCTTGCAGTTGCAACTGAAGAACTGGGTCTTGAGCGTTCTGTGCAGCTTGTTGCTGAGCAACCATGGCTTGAGACTGCGCCAACACTTGCGGTGCGGCTTCTGCCATCATGCGGCTAAGTTCTCTCTCCATGTCCTCTGGCAACGCATCTTCTTGGTCTGGTAAGGCAAAGCCAAGAGCCTGCTGCATCTTGACACGGTAGGCGTATCCAACGTGCTCGGCGATGTGGGCTTGCATAGACCCTTGGATCACCGCTGCCTGTGGGTTCTGCCCAATGAGTTGCTGAACAATCGGGTCGTTCATGGCGGAGGTGTGGACCTTGATGTGAGCCTCGTGGTCTTGGTAGGCAAAAGCCTTTAGTGGCTTGCCGCGTAACGCGTTCTGGTTTTCTGAAATCGGATCGGTTGGCTTCTGGTCTTCTTCCAACGGCACTAGCTTGTCCGCATGTTTGATACCCAAAACCTCCAGCATCTGGCGATGGAGCACCGGCATGTTGTAAATCTGCGGAGCCATCTGCGCCAACTGAATAACAGCTTGGTACTGGACTACTCGCTGGGAGAGAGTAGCGGCGTTGGGATCTGATACAGGTAATACTTCTACGTTGCTGTAGTCAGCCTTCTTAGCGCGTGGTGTGCCTTCTTCTGGCTCGTAGGTGTACTCGTCGTCTGTGTAGTCACGAATAATCCCGGCAAGAAGTTGTAACTCTTGTTTCATCGAGTAGTGAACGCGGGCTTGAACAGCCGACATCACTTTTAGGGTTCTTTCGAGGATAGCGAGTGTGGTTCCAACCGGCGCTTGGTTGGACATATCCGCTACCTTCATGTCCGAGGTAGCCGCAAAACGACGCCCCTCTTCGACAATCTTGTCCATCAAACCGGATAAGACTAGTGAAGGCTCCTTATAAGGAAGTGGCAGGATGTTGTCGCGTATAGCTCCAGAGCCTACATCCACATCTCTAAATTCTCCGGGCGCGATTGGGGTGTCGTCGCCCTTGATGCGCAGCCCTCTGGACTTTAACCCTCCAGGAAGGTTAGATAAAGTACCAGCATCAACAAGCTGGCGCATGATACTAGTTGCACTCTTCGCGTAACCACCGATAAGGTGAAATAGTCCAAAGCCATAAGCACCGTAACCAGGAATATACTGGTAATGCACAAAATGGTGACGCTTAAGTTTGAGAGGATCATCTTCTTTCCAGTTTCTGCGAATTGCTAAAACCTGATTGGTACCACGAACCATTGTTACTACGTAAGGCAAGCCAATACCAGTAACGTTTCCGTCTTTATCTTTATCCTCAAAGCCCGGTAAATCCAAATCAACGTGCGCTTCGTAAATCTCAAAGCGGTCGTCGTACGTTGCCGAGAAGCCAGTCTCTTTATCCTTGCGCTCTTGGATGTCGCTAGTAAATTTGCTTGGCTCGCCTAGGTCAATGTCTTTATAGAACCCTGCGTTCATTAGCTTTAGCAGGTCGTTCTTGGTCTTACGCATTACATGGGTAATGCGATGGCAAGTGTTAATTTCACTGGTGCCGTAGGGCAGAATAATGTCTTCTGCTGGGATAAACACCGATACTTGGCGCTCTAGGCTTGGGTCGTAATACACCTTCTTGAACGCAGAACCGGCTGACGGCAGGTTCCACAGCATCTTCTCATGCTCAGGGCGGTACTCAGGCATTTTCTCCGTGAGTTGATAGTTCATGTCGTCTTGTACACGAACCGCCGCTTCTTTCTTCTCGGTAGTTTCTTTACCGATAATTTGCGTTCTTACCGGCCCTTTGGCTGGGAACGTTTCCATGATGGTGTCTGACTGAAACCGCACCACCGCCTCTGTAATCATCGGATGAAACACACCGCATGCGCCGTCCCATGGCTCGGTTCTTTCCTCGAACTTCAGGCCCAACAGCGTAATGCCGTCCTTATACATCTCTTCCCAGTCTTTGCGGGAGGCTAGGTCGTTTGAGATGTCTTCTGCTAAATCACCCGCCAAACTCTGAATCGTGCCTTCATCTAAAACATCCGCGAGGTTTACGTTAAAGTCTTCCTCGCCTTCGCCTTGGCGCATCTCAATCTCAAGACCATCCATCTCAATTTTTACCGCTTCTGGATCCTCAATCTCGATCTCAATATCCGGCTCGCCCGCTAAAGCTTCCAAGCCTTCTGGCGCCGCGTACAAACTTTTCTCTATGCTCATATCATCCGTCCTTAATTTTTAACTTAGTAGTACGCAGCTTTCCTACGGTACTTGTATAAAAAGTCATCATCTCTTTCGTCGGAGTCCAACGAAATAAACCCACCCTGTCTAAAGCGCAAAAGCGCCTGAGTCGTAGTATCGACGAAGTCGTCGTGTTCGCCAACTGGGAACGACGCTACTTCCTCAATAACTTCGCGTGCCCAGCGCGTATCCGGCGCCCACACTTTGCCACTCGTAAATAAATCAGCCACCGCATTTAAACGAACCATTTTGTCGTTACCACGCGACGGTGTGAACTCTTGCACTGGTATGCCCATACGCCGTAGTTCCTGAATCAACGGGCCGCCCGCCGCCTTTTTTTCCACAATAAACGCGTCTGGGTTCCACTCTTTGTACTGCTTTAGCGCCTCTTGTTTTAGATCGGGGAAGGCAAGACGGTCTTTGAAAGCGTCTAGCAGGATAAGGTTTGGGTTGCCCTTGTCCTCGTCGTTGTACCAGATGCCCCACGTCGTACACGCGCTGTAGTCGGATGTGGTTTTGGTCTCGTGAGCCGTATCCCAAGACTGAATGATGTAGTCGCAAGGCGGTGGATCGTCTTTGTCCCATACCTGCCAGTCCCGGCGCGAAATAATCGCTGCCATATCTGAGGTGGGTTTTTGCATGTACTGGGCATTCCAGTACCGCGGGTCCATCTGCTGTTTCTTAGCTTTTAGCTGTTCGAGAGGCCACTGTGCAGGCCAAAGGCTTTTCTCTTCGTCGGTGCCATCGTTTAAAATCGCGGGCAACTCCACCAACTCCCATGGCTCGCTGTCTGGGTTGTTGATCCCAAAGTTAATCAGGCGCCCAGTCAAATCCAATAAGCTCCAGCGCGTCATAATCACCACAATCGCACCACCTGGCATCAGACGTTGTAGCGGTCCGGTCTGGAACCAAG